CGCCTAAGATCGGCGAGCACTTCGACCAGGTCAAAAAGGCCCGCGACCTGGCCACCGCCACTATCGATGTCGAGGATGACCGATGTCACCTCGTCGTCGGCCTTGAGCCGCTTGAATTGTTCAGCGAGCCCTTCGTAGCTCGTCATGCCCCACCAGGTGCCGAGCCACGGCCCGCGATCGATCAGCGTGCCATGAACGTGCACGATAGCGACGCCGTCGTCGGTGAGATTGATGCGCGTCTTCCAATCGTATGTGCCGAGAAACATCGAGCCGAAGACGGGCGGCGGCGACGGCGGCGTCTCATTGGCCTGGGCGCGATCGAGGAAGGCGCCGAGCGCCTCTTCAGTGATGGCCAACGGCTGACGTTCGAAGCGCGTGCGGGCGATGTCGCCGAGCTGAGGCAGCGCGGCGTTTGGCATCTCGCGGTTGACGTACATCAGGCGTCGAGCCTCACGCGGCGCGCCTTCGCCTTGTCTTTTTCGGGCTTCGGCTTTTCGTCCGTGTTCTCGGGCTCGTCTTCGATGGGCGGCGTCATCATCAGCATGGGATCGAGACCGCGCTCGATGATCATCTGCCGCTCACGTGCACGCTGATCGAGCACATCCTCAACCGTTTCGCCTTCTTCGGCGAGGATCGATTCGAGCGTGTCAACATTCATCGTCAAACCCATGTTCTGCGCCTGACGTTCCTTGAGCGGCTCAAGCACCGGCTGACCCGTCGTGATCCATTTGCAGCGTGTGAGCGCGTCCTTGCAGACATAGAAGAGCGACGGGTCGATCTCACCCGGCATGCCGATCCACAGCTCACCCTTGTGCATCGTCTCCTCGAGCCAATTCGCGAACATGCGCGTCGCGATCTGATCGGTGAGCCGCGTGCGGCGATGCAGATAGCCGCGATAGTTGTTGACGGCCGACATTTTGCCGGACGAATAGTTGACGCCCTCGTAGTCCTGCGTGATGCCGGTCGGATCGACGCCAAGGCCCGCGGCCGTTTGCAGAGAATGCGACTTGATGAAGTCGCGGAAGGCCGATGCGGCGGGCCCGGCATTTTTGATGTCGAGCTTGTCTTTGCCGAGCAGGTGCGCGATGCGCAGGCCTCCCGACCCGATCGTCACCTCGTTGTAGTACTGCGATTTGCGCTGCAATGCGGCGAGGCCTGCATCTGTCAGCATTTCAGCGGCGGCCGTGATGTCATCGTCGCCCGTGACCGGCATCCCGCCGAGCGCTTCCATCACCTTAGAATAGTCTTCGTCGGAATTGATCGTCGCGACATACATCGCGCGCAGCACTGCGGCCTGCAGCTCTGTCTCGGCGTATTCGGCCGACATCTTGAGGCCCGGGATCACCGATGCGAACTCGGAGACACCGCGCACCTGACCAGCGCGCAACGTGTCGAATGTGTGCAGCATGACGCTGCGGCCCCAGTCCGTCTCACGCTGCACCAGCGACCATTGGGCCAGCTGCGCACCGAGCGCGAAATCGTTCGGATGGGCGTTGCGAATGTGATAGCCGATCGGCGCGTTGAAGCGGTCAAGCTCAACGCCGGCGCGGCATGTGATCGAATCGGTTCGCGTCGGTGGCTGAGACAGCCTGTCAACGTCAATGACCTGAAAACACGTGTTCCAACGGCCTGCATCGCGCCATTCGCAGCCAACGAGCGCCTCGCCGTCGATGAAGTCGGCATCGTGCACGAGCGCCATCATGTGCGAGAAATTCATGCGCCGGCCGGCATCGATCCAGCATGCCGGCCCATGGGCGTACTGTTCCCAAAGGCGCTCGACTTCGGTTTCCCAGCGGTTCGCTTCTTCGATGGATATGCCGAGAAATTTCCAGTCGATCGTCAGCTTGAGACGTAGCCGCGTGCCAATCGTCCCCTGCCGCGAGATGCGCACGGCTTGGCGCGCAATCGGATTGTTGCGCACGAGATCGCGAGCGCGAGCGCGGACGACATGCGACGTGCGCAAGTCGTCGTGAACGGAGGTAAGGCGTGGCCTCCACGCACCGAGCATGTTGTTTGCGATTGAGCCCGACTGATAGGGCGCACGCTCGTCACGCTGTGCGCGCATGCGTGGCGGCGCGATCATGCCATAGCCCTGCGGCTCAGGCGACTGGACGTGCATCAGTAGCCCCCCACGAAGCGTGCCGGCGGACCGCGACGCGCGGTCGAGACGTCGCTCGGCTTGAGATCAGGCAGCCCGAACTCGGCCGCACGCGGACAGGCGTCGCGCAGCTGGCGATAGAGCTTGATCATGTTGTCTGGGTTTGCCTGCGCATAGGCGATCTGGCGCCCGCGATGTCCGACGGACTGCACCTGGCGGCCCATGGTCGCCTTTTTGATCGCCTCATAGAGCTCGCGCAGCTCTTTCACGCACGGCGGAACCTCGGGAGTCGATGGATCAGGTGTTGACATCAGTGTTTCCGGATTCCGACGTCTTTGCGATGGTAGACGCGTCCACGGCTATCGGTCCACGTGTCCTTGTAGGGTGCTCGTTGACGCGCGACGTAGGGACGGCGCTGCGTCGACCGCGGCTTTGCGGCTGGCGCCTTCGGCGGTGGCGGTGGCGGCGGCGTCGAGACCTGCGGCGCGGGCAGCTGGGCCTTGGCACGAGCGCGACGCGCAGACCCTTGAGCCTTTGCGATGGCCGCCTTGGCCTTCTGACCGTCGACGGCCTGGGCCGTGTCAGCCTTGAGACGCGCCGCAGCGACGCGGGACTGACCGCGAGCACGCGTAACACCGACCGTCGCGGCCGCCTGCGCCTCGTTGATCTTGACAGCACCCGTTGCTTTCGCGCGAGCGACGCGCGTCGCACCTTCGGCTTGCGCGACCCTGGTCGCAGCTCGAGCTTGCGTGACGCCAGAGATTTTGCCGGAGCTTTCGCGCACCAGCCGGTTGGTCACCGCGGTCAACTTCGCCATGGCCGCCGGACTCGCCGACAGACGGCGCGCACCCAGCATGCCCTTTGCCGTAAACACGGTCGCAGCGACGCCAAGCGCCGCAAGGCTGGTCGCGGCCATTTTAGAATTGGGATCGTCAGAAACGGTGCGATAGTAAACCGACGCGCCTGCCTCGGCGGCCATCAGCACCGGCACTGCGTAGGCGGCGGCACCAAGGCTGCCGGGCCGCGTGGCCAGCGCCGCATTGGCTGCCTGGACATTTGCGAGCGCGCGGTCGCCGGGGACTGTGCCGTGCAAGACGCCCTTCGGCTGGCCCTTGACAAGCCTCGCCGATTCGGCTGCGAGACGCTCGACGCCCGCAATGGTGGCGGTGCCGGATGCGCGCGCATTGTTGACCATCGACCGCGCCAACATCGACCCGAACTTGGCACCGATCAGTGCCAGCGCGAGCGGAATGCCAACCTCAGCGACCGAGCGCAATGTTGACGGCGACTTTTTTTCGTCGGCATCGACCTTGGCCAAGTCTCCCTGGACAGCTTCGAGGCGCTTCTGAGCAGCCTGCGCGTTCGGGCCATAGCCACCGCGACTATCCGTCTCGCGCTTGATCGCCGCGCGCAACTGCTCGGCCTCGGCACGCAGCTCGCGGCGACGCTGATCGAATGACGATTCCCTGACGGGCGTCGCGGTCGTCACCGGCGCGGTCGGCTGAACTGCAACGGGCGGCGGCGCCTTGGGCTGCGCGGGTGCAGGTCGCGGCTGCGCGACGCGCGGCTGCGGCGCCTGGGTCTCCACAACCTCATCGCGGCGTGGCCGCGGGCGCGGACGTTCACCACCACCGCCGCCGGGACCGAGCGCTGGATTGGGCGGCAGGGTCGGGCTTGGCGGCAGCTGCCATTGGGTCTGCGCGCGCACAACGGACGCACCACCAACGCCTGCTACCGTACCGGCGCCGATGGCGCCCAGAAGTTTGACGATGCTCATCGGAACATCCGTGCAATGGCGGCCGGATCCGGACGCCGTGAAGGTCGAGCAGCCACCGGCTTTGAAACCGGCATCGCGGCCGGCGGCTGCACTACTGCGGGCCTAGGAAGCGACGCAGATGGCGGAACGTCCGGACGCGCGACCGCATTGTCCGTCCCGACCTCGGGGGACGCGGCCATGCTTTCGTCAGCGGGCGGCGTCTCAGTTTCAGGCTCTGGTGATTTGACCGCGAGCCGATGCGCGTTGAGCAGGCCATAGCCGGCGGCCGCCGCAAGCGCTTCGCAGTCAAGAAAGTGGTTGTTACGCGAGCGGGCGACCCAGGTCGGCACGCCAGACGGCGATTTGACGCGCGCCTCGCTCACGATCTGCTTACAGTAATCGTCGTCGATGTCGCCTGGCAGATACCAAGCGCCGGGCTGCGATGGGGGCCACAAGATGCGCTCGTGCACCCACCGTTTCCAGTGGTCCGAATCAAGCCACAACAGGTCAAGACCATACGGCTTTTGCTTGCCATCTGGCCGCGTCTCGATACGCGAGAGCTGGATCGGCTTCGGTGCCGTCGCCTTGCCTTTCGTCGGGTGCATGCGTCCGCGATAGCGTCGCACGAATTCATAAACCTTGTTGACGGGCACGTTGATGGGCTTGCCAGGCCGAAAGCCTGAGTCGACGCACGTCATGCGGATCGGCAGTCCGCCATAAGTCGTCGTCAAAAGCTCCGCCATCTCGGTCCAGACGCCATCCTCGGTCGTCGCGCCCCAGACTTCGCCTTTCTGGATCAGCCACGACGTGGCGCCGGCGCCCCAGCCGCGGATCGCGTAGACGAGGCGGTTGGCCTGCACGTCGACGCCGGCCGTCAAGAACCGCACCGGCTGCGGCACCTGGCCAAGCCTATACGGATAGGGCTCCGAAAGGGCCTTGACCTGCTGCCATTCGGCGACGTCGCCGCCACCTGGCGCATGCAGCTCGCCAAAGCCCGTGTTCATCACGGCCTGGATCTTGTCTTGCTCGCCGCTCAGTTTGGCCGTCAGAAACGACCCGGAGCGCTCACCGAACGTCACGAACGGCGAACAGAGACCACTGACCCAAAACGACAACGTCGTTGTTTCGGGCAGCGGCCCCGTCACGACGCCATCGGCATCGACGGACTGTCCGGGCGCCACATAACGCCCCGTCGCGTTCATCGCGGGCTTGTGATGCTCGAAGATCTCGCCTTCGCAGCGCGGACATTCGAGCCACGCCGTGCGACGCGCATGCGCCGGCGTCGCGTTTTCGGGCCAGCGCAGCTGCTTGAAGCGCGGGACAAAGTATTGCTGGCAGTGCGGACACTTCCAGCAGAAATGGTGCATCGTGCCTGATTGCCAGAGGCGCCAGATGGCGCTCTGCACGTCTTCGACCTCCATGCGCTTCCACATTTCGAGGCCTGACGCTTCATCGACGATCGTGTCGCAGGTGCCGACGAGCGGCGTCGAGATCGCACCGCGCATGCGGTCGCGATAACTGAAACCGCGCGCTTCAGTCAGCGTCCACGGGTCGCCTTCGCCTTTGACCGAATTGGACATGCGGTCGAGCTCATCGACCAGAACGACCTTTGCGGCCATACCGGCCACGCGCGCGGCCGAACCAGCCCACGCGAGTTGCAGCGGCACGCCACCGATGACCTTGCGGTCGATCTTGCTTTTTTTGCCGATCGCAAGACGAGCGGACAGATCGGGCGTGCCGGTCAGCATCTCGACGAGGCGCGGCTCAAACTCGTTTTTCACGAAATCCTCGGTCGGACCGAGGTACATCATCGGCGCCGGTCGCTGCGCGAGGCCCCAGCCGACGATATCAAGCGTCGCGTCAGTCTTGCCCATCTGCGAACCGCACGCGAGCGCGGCCGAGTCAAACGTGCGGCCGTACTTCGCAAGCTGCGAGGTATGGTCGAACGCCTGAATAAAGTCGACGACGTAGGGCGTGTAGTGCGGGTCGCGTGGACCCGGGCGGCCCTTGGTTGGCGGGTAGCGCCTATTCGACGTCGACCATGCGTCGGGCGACATCCGCGAAGGCGGGGTCGCTAACGTCGCCGCCCGATCGAGTATGGTCGCGAGCTTTTCGGAAGCCGTCTGCGAGGCCTGCGAGCGTTTGATCGATGACATTCTCGATGCGTCGCCGCTCCGCGACGTCGTCCGTAAGGGCGGCCGGCAGGCCTGCGAGATCACTCCGCACTGTGCCGAAGATCCAATCGACCAGGTTCAGCGCCGCCTGGGTCTCGATTAGAAGCCCTTCGGCTTGGTCGTTTCTGAGCCGCATGTTGCGTGCGCGCTCAAGGTCAAAGTCGGTTCTGGCGGGTGCCGTTTTGGCCTCGTGCTTCGAAAGCTCGATTTCAAGCATCGATTTCGCAATTGCGGCCCCTGCGCCAGAGGCCTCGTAGTAGCCGTGCGAGTGTCGCGTCAGGACACCTGCGTCTGCGAGTTGCTGGACGCGGCGAGCGCTGAGATCAAAGAGCTTTGCAAGCGTTCGGCCCGCAATTTTCTCATCATTTTTTTCGCGAATTGGGGCGGGCTTTGGCTCTCGGCGCCGAGAACCTCGAGTTTTGGCCATTGCGAAACCGAAATGAGGTTTTTTCGACCCCAAAAACGCCTAAACCCCGGGGTGAATGGTCGCCGCGGTGAGGCGGGGGGTGGCAAAAGGGACCCAAGGCGATGCGAGGTGGGGACGCTGTGTGAGGTCCGTCATTGTCAACCTGCGAATCCCATGAGGCGAGAGATTTCATGCGCGACGCGCGGCGCGAGTTTCTGGGCCACGACTTCATGGAAGGCCCGCGCCGATGCGTCCTTGACCATCTCTTTGTTCAGGTTCGCGCCGTACATGCCATAGACATTGGCGAACCGAGCAGTGCCATCCTTGCGATAGTAGAGGCCTGCCCGGGCCTTAACCCCACGTCCCCACGGCACACCAGCCTCGATCTTGAAGCCAGACCGCTGCACATGTTGCCGCTGCCACAGCTTGACACGCACGCCTTGCTTTGCGCTCTTTTCGATCGCCATGAAGCGACCGCGCGAATCACGACCCTGCTTAGGCCGCTTATAGACCATATGCGGGAACTCAGCCGCCTGGATGGCCTTGCCGCGTGAAATGACCTCGAAAACGAGGTTATCTGGCGACGCGCGTCGCGCGCCAATCGTGCGGCCATTGCTCCACAGCTTCGATTGTGGAAGCCCTGCCTGCCTCGCCAGCTCGCGCTTCGTGCGCGTCACGACCTGCGCGCCCGTGTGATTGAGCGCCCGCGCGAGGCCCACGCGATGCCGCTTGCGCACGATGCCATCGGTGATACCAAGCAACCGGATGATGCCGTCGCCTTTGACGCCGACGTCAAGTCTGATCTCTGCCATGTCCGTTGGCCCAGCCTGATTGTGGCCTATGCTGTGTGCGCCGCCTCAAGGGCTGTCGCGCCGGGTGCCGAGTGGCCAGCCCAGGGTCATGGGAGATCGGAAAGTGTCTCGCTGGACAGAAAACTGTCTCGCAAGACAGAAATGACAACGCCCGCAACGATCATCGATCGTGCGGGCGTGCAAACCTCCGGTGAGGATATCAGGCGTTTGACACGTTTCATGGCCTAGCGCAAATGGACAAAGTGTCGCAC